TTCTGCTATTCTATCGGGTATGTGGAGGTTGATTGGTTATATGGCGCGGCGATTGATTCCCTATTTGCCGTCGAAATTTTGGCGCTATCGCTGGGGCTGCTCGATGAGTTTAAACGATTACAATTCGATACTAGCAGTGATCGTTACATCGGCGGCGCTGATAAAAACAATCCACGAATGGGTCAGGGCATACAATGAATCACGCGGAACATGCAGAGACGTTAACACCATTGATAGACCGCCTACTGCCGCACGCGGTAGCGGTGCCAGTAGCGGGAGTGGGGGTGATAGCTCCCAGCATTGAGAGTCACGTTGAAATAGCGCAGAGCATTATGGATGCACCCCTTGCAAATTACGCCAGTATAGCGAGCGCCATTTATTTGACGCTAATGATTATTAAAACCGTCCGCGAGCTGTATCAGTCGTTCAAAAACAGCAGAAAAACGAAACAATAAGGCTAAGTTAAAACCCAACGCACTCAATCTTAAAACTCGTGAATCGGTAAGCGTCATCAGCGTGGAGTTTGCGGGCCTGTTTTATTTCATCAAGGCAATGATCGTTAAGTGATTTCAAGTGGCAGTTGCACTCTAGCTCGATGTCCTCCTTATATTTATCGCCATTCGCATACTGAAAAAATAGCGTTATTTGAACGCGCCAAGTCATTCGCATACGCTCAAAAATGAACTGAGCGTATTGGTTCACCATGGCATTAGCACTAAGCCTTGTAATCGGGTTTCTATGCCCTATTTTCGTGAAGACTACGTGCATACCATCCAAAGGGTTCAGATCGTCCCATTCGAGCGTTAAACCGCGAATCAGGCGCTTTGCTTTGGCCATGTTTTTTGGTGATTTACTGGCGATAATGTTAGACATTTTCAGACACCATCTTATCAATCTGCACCTCAGTTATAGCGGGTAATTTTCGCCCGTTTTTAGTTGAATCTGCAAAAACTATTTTAGCACGCGCCCTGATAGCATCCTCTGCACTTTGTTGGCTTGGGAAAAAGCCTAGCGTGAAAATGCCCAGTGTAGCTTGCCACATTCTATCCTGTGGCCTGTAGACAATTGTCATATTGCAATTGGCCTTTAGCCCACAGCGCAATTTAACAGCCATTTCTTCCTGTTGAGTTATGGGCCGATACGCCTCGATATTCTCGGCATTCACATAAGGCGGAACTTCCACAATCTGGCCGCCATTCTTTAAAAACTCCGACATTAAATCGCGGATTTCTTGCCGCTCAGGCTCTTTCATTTGCACGTTATTTGACGTGATAACGTCGTTTTCAAATGTTTTAATTAGTGCCACTGCTATTCCTCCACTGGTACGGAGCGCGCAAACAACTCACACTTAACTAAATCGAGAATACCAAGCCCTAAAACTAGAGGCATTTCAATTTCTGGATTTATTAGAATTTCCAAAATTTGATCCACTAAATCCTCAGCAACACCCATTGCGTGCCTGTTTCGCAATATTCATAATCATTCCTCTGTTATTTGTTCAATTTTGTCGGGGCACACTGAGTACCCAACTGGTTTTTGGCCTTCAGATAATTTCCAAGGCCAGTACTTCTGGCATCCTGAGCATATCCGTTCAGCGGTTGACGGAAGGCTGACAAGTGCGGCGCCGCAATCTGGGCATGGTTTTGTCATAAATCCCCCTTGGTTAATAGGCGCCTGCTGCGCTCACGGTTGCAGGCTCACCAATCGATGCCGCGTCGGTTCCCCGGCACCCTCAGGAGAGCACTTCCCGCTTCGATTTAATCAAATCACCCGTTTATCATTAGAGAAAATTTGAAGAAACTTATTTCCGTCTGTGTGAGTATCTACGACGATCATGGTATATTCAGCCCCGATATAAACCCACTTTTCAAGATGCCGCTGGGTATATATTTCATTTTCGTAGTATTCTCCAAAATCTTCATCTTCCAGTAACTTTTTGCTATCTGCAAACCTCAGTGTTCCCGGACCGTCACCGTCGAGCATCCAGAAGTATTGCCTGGCATCGTCAACTGGGAAAGCGCGCCAGTTTTCAACGTATCCGAAATATTCGAATAACTCTTTTTGTAGAGCATTATATTTATCAAGTATTTCCATAAAAATCCCCATAGTTAATCAGGTGCCGTCTTTCCGGCTGTCCGGTTTCTCACCCATTCCGCTCGGCAGAGTTTCCAGAAGTTCTAGCACCGGCTAGATTCCAGTTACCCGCGTCGCAGAATGCTAAAGGAGAGCTAAGGCGAAACCTGCGGGAGTTTTTTTAGGCCCATAAGCACCCCGCTAATGGCGCTGGTTCGGTTACAAATATCTATTCAGTGAGTTGTGGCAATCGTTTGAACCTTGAAGATATGCTTCTTTAATAATTTGCAGAAGTACTTCCCTCATTGAATTCAACTGTTCTGGGTTAGTTCTGTATTTCCAATCAGAACCTAGCGCGCTCATAAGCGCATTAACGGCATGATCTATTAACAAAACATCAGTGTTTATCGCTTGATTAGTTGAGTGGGAAAAGTGAGAGATTGTCACATCTGGCTGTGTGAATGATTTTATTTTCATATTACTTATTCCCTCTGAACTCTGCGGTGATATACCCAAGCACGTCTAGCGTTCCGAAAATTACCACAAAAATGGTGGCCGCTATAATGGCGGCCCGTGCGATTTTGAAGTGTTGTTCGGTCATTGTTATTACCCTTTTAATGATTGTTAGGCAATTAAGCTATTTGGTAGCGTATTAAAAAATCAATGCACTCTTCTACTAGCGCATAGAATTTAATCACCTCTAGCCTCGCATTTTCAATGAATTCATCATCACGATAAACTGTTTTAATGAATGACGGCATTCCGCGTGAATAGCACATAAAATCCAAGCTATCACGCTCTGACACCCACAGGCCGCATTGAATCTGCGCCCTGTGTTCGCTTGGCACTTCACCGCTTTTGAGCAGATCAAAATGCAGCTCTGATTTTCTGGTTTTACCCTCAAACAATCCGTGCGCTGTTAGCCCATCCGGAGAGTAGCCGACGCCGCCTATATCCCGGTGATTAACCATAAACCCGCAAGCGGTTAATTGATTTCCGGTAATTATAGTGTACTCAGCCTGAGCTTCCGGCTCTTGTTCGTGGCCGCGCTTGGTGTACTCATTACCTCCCCAACCTTCCGTGGGTAGGCCCGTGAAGCGCTCACAGGCTATCTGCTTGGCGTAGGCTTCGCGTATCTTGCCTTGGCCTTTGGCCAGCACTTTTGACAGGCTAGACGCCGTTACAAGGCCAGATCGGCATTGATACCACTCTGGGCTGTTTTGCTCGCAATCGAAAATTTCTATCACGGCTTATTCCTCAGCCAGGCGGCGGCCTTGGCGCGTTCTTCTGGTGTTATGCGGTCATGCGGCCCGAACTCTGTTAAAAATTCGTCATACGTGGCCTCAGTCTTCCCGTCAAGAATGAATTTTATGGCCTTGGCCTGTTCTACCGTGATGGTTTTAACGGCTTGGTTGTTCCCGTCGCTATCGTCGCCTGTGCTGATATTTAACAGCGCGCTAATGGTGTATCGCTTGCCATAGCTAACTGTGCTGCCGACTTGCTGTGTGGCCGTTTTATTGCCAGAAATATCCAGCGGCAGCATCATGCTAGTGTATTCAGAATGGCCGCCACGGTGGCTTAGGATGGCTTTAACCGTTACTGTCTTTTCCGCTTGCTCAACTCGAAACGTAACCGCAAAGCCGAATTTCTGTAGGCTTGGCCGGATTGCTTGATTTATGTCCTCCAGAAGAGCGTAGGCTCCATTGTGGCTTTTTCCGTTTTCCTTTACTAGGGGCAGGTCGCATTGCATGGCCGCCAAATCAGCAGTGAATGCCTGATGGGCGTTTCGGTTCAAAATGCGCTCTTGCATGTCAAGCATCTTTTCGAGCTTTTCAATGCTTGCCTCTGGGCTCATAACAACCTTTTCAATCATGGCCATGAACTGGCTCGATTCATTCTGTACTATTAATTCACTACTCATATAATTTGCCCCAGTACTTCCATCAGTTTCGAGTAAACCACTGAGCGCGAAGGCCCAGCGGTGGTGATTGTTGCGTGGTCGAGCTTTATGGTTCCGACCCAGTGACCGGGCTGCGCTTCCCTAATCGCCATATTTCATCCCCTCCAGCCACTCCAGCCACTCTCCTACAGCAGCGTCAAATAGACGCTCGGCAGTCACCATGGTGTACTTGATCGCGGCCTCTTGGCACACGCGCAAAAACTCGCCGCCGTCGAATTTAAGCAACATCGCAAGGTTAAACCCGTGCTGCTCCATAAAGCCAGCATCGTCGCTGAACTCTTGTCGCAGAGCCTCGCACCACAATAAATCATCCAGCTCTGCGAGGTCGATGATGTAAGTCCCCTCGGACTCCGCTATCCCTACCCAACTGCTGGCCATTTCAAGCCACTGAGCTGGGTTTGTAGTGAACAACACCTGCTCTGAGCGAGTGGATAAGTCCCCAGCAGGGGTGAACTCGTTCATGTAGGCATCCGCCTCGAAGTCATCGGCCTCGACGGACCATCGTTGAACTTGAGCGCTGCACATACGCGCTACGTGCTCTGGCAAAAATGCAAACTGACATTCGTCGTTTACCTTGATACCGGCCTGTATGGCCAGCTTTACCAATTCACTGCCTTTGTTTCTTAAAAATTGCATAACTTTCCCCTTGAAGGCCCGCCCCGGTATTGGGGCGGGTGATTGTTTTTATTCTGCGCGCATATCGTCAGTGACAACACAATGGCGTTTTGCTGCTATTTCAACTCGGTCGCCAACTGTCATTGGGCATCCATCACAATCCAAAATTCTGCTTTTCCCGCCACTCTCGCAAACTCCAAAAATGTCTGCTTCAAACTCGCAGCCAGTTCCGAAATCATCACCGGTCAATTCGAACCAGTAAGTGGTGCTTTCCTCTTGCCAATTTTGGTCTTTGCTTTTGAATTCTATTTGCATGTTGTTCCCCTTAGTTGCCTGTCGCGCCAATCGCTTCAGTGATGTAACTATAGATAACCGATGCGGGCTTGTAAAGTAATTTTTACGGTATTTGCAAAATAACTTGCTGGACGCTACACTGACGGCTAACAACAACCGAGGGTAAACAATGAAGATAAAAACATGGGCGCAGCTGTTCGAGGTTGCCACGGCTTCATGCATTGAGCACGCCAGCGATGGACGCATAAGTCGGCAGTTGGCGTACTGGTGGCTGCGGCATGGACTGCCAAAGAATGAGGAGAATGGCCTTTATGACCGCTGCCAGTACATCATCAAGGCGGCTGAATCAAAAGGCTGGATTATCACCCGCGACGAGATTCTGGCGCTGAATGCGGATTTCAAGAGAGGCAAAAGATGATTTATGAAAAACAGTTTTTTTTGGGTAGGATATATGAAATACAGACAGATTCATGGGTTTTTCCCGATGGCTCCGGCACCAGGCTTCCAAACGCGATGCGGTTTGAAGTTTTAAATGCTTTTAACGGCCCACCACCAAATGGAGCTGCGGTGCTTTCTGTAATTTTTGACTGGAAAACAAGGCTAGATCGTATAGCAAAAGGTGATTTATGAGCGACGAATGGCAAGAGATGGGCAACGCACCGAAAGAACAGCTAATTTTGCTAGATGTAAGTCTGCCATGGCCAGTAGTGGGGATTTACAATTCGGTAAACGAATCATGGGCTGTTGCCGACCTTAATATAGGTCTGTTTGAAGGTAATTATGTAGACGCATATTTTGAAACCGAGTACGAAAAAGCGCCAAAATTCTGGCGAGAACTTCCAAAACTTAGGGTGCATTCTAACCGTGCCAGGCTTGATGCGGACCCGTTTTTGATCGAGGTTGGAGAATGATTGCGTTTATAGTCTTTGGCTGTATCGGGTTGGCGATATTCGCTATTTTGTATATTTGGGCGCTGGTGCATTACGATGCAGATATTTCGGGGGGTGAAAGTCTGCCGGATGACGATGAGGAACCACAATGACCAAACCAGAGCTGCTAGAGCTTCTAAAACTCCTCTCGGCGCTTGAGTCATGGGCGCACTCGACGGGCAGCAAATTCCCAGACTTTTTGTATGACCGGCTGGGGGATGCTTTGGACAAGTTGACGACTGAGATCTTGAACGGTTTGCCAGTGCCGGCAAAGTGATCTAGCCAAGTCGCCTACGGGCGGTTTTTTTGTTTATTTTCAAATAATTTGCAAAAATACTTGCAAGGCTAGGCCTACATAGCTATGATAACCACACACCGAAGCGATTGGCGCATCGGAAACCGAGGCAGGCACCATGAAAACCGAAGCATTTTTTAAAGGCTATGAAGATAAAACAAATGAAATTCAAGGCATGGGTTTCAATGCTGCCAGAGATAAATTAAATATGGATTATCCGGCAGGCGAAAAATGGACTGGCAGCAAGGATGGTTTTGATTATATGCAGGGTCAAGCGGAGGCTCTTCACAAAAGCATCAAGTAAAGCTGGCAAAGTGATCCAATTGAGCCGCCTACGGGCGGTTTTTTTTATTTAAAATACTATTGGCAACAACCAATGGCGTTTGCTATACTTCGATTGCAGCTAGGGTTATCCCGAAAGCTCTTCCCCACACCCTCGAGTTGCTGCACCCGGGTGGGGCGTTGACCATACAACGTAAAAAAGGCGGGCAGGGCAGGGTAGTGGATATTATTTCTAGGCGTTCAGCCGACCAAAAAAAATCCATTGTTTCAAATTTGTTCGAGTACCAAATTTTTTTGGCGTGCCTGCGATTACATCAAAAACGTCATATTTTACTTGTTGGAGAGAAATGACGCCTATCTGGGCGGCCACACCGGCCGTACCGAAAGGGACTAACCTCACCGGCCAACATTTTATCGCGGTATGAAGAGACCCCAGCCGCAACACTGATGACTTTATGTGGGGGAGGGTGCTTACAAGAGCGCATTTGGATGGTCAACTCTAGACAACTTGTATGGTTCTAGAGCGGCGGTTGCCTACGCGAATGGCTCCGACGGAAATGACCTTTTACCCGCTTTGGTGGGTAGGGGGATTATTTCGGCAGAAACCAGCAAATCCACCAACGGAAATATGAAATGCAGATAACCGAAGCAATGTTGAAGCAGGCAAGAACAAAAAAAGGAGGCTACACACTAAAGCAGGTTGAAATGGCAATAGCATTAGTCGGTAGCCCATGGGTAAAGCCAATCCAAAAGGCGGATGTTGATTGCGATTGGTGGAGGGATTTTCATAACGCCAAAACAGACCAGATGCCAAGCCCTCTAAAAGTTAAATCAAAAGCCCAGATTATAAATCCAATGCCAGCAGATAACGGGGATTGGTGCTGGAAGCCTAAAGCTGATGATGTTCCGAAAATCAAACTCACTGGTGGCAAGCCAAAAACAAAAAAGAAAAAGCGCAAGATTATTTGCAGGAAGGAAAACCAAGAATTTTACGACAGCAAGGAGTGGCGAGAGTTGAGGGTAAGGGTTTTAGAAAAATATGCATGCAGGTGCATGATGTGTGGGAGATCACCCAAAGTACATGGTGTCGTAGTTCATGTAGACCACATAAAGCCGCGTTCAAAACATCCTGAATTATCGCTAGAGCTCACAAATCTTCAGTTATTGTGCGAGGATTGCAATTTGGGGAAGGGTAATAAATACGAAACCGATTGGAGGCCAGATTCACCAATTGGCATTGCCAAAAACATCAACGAATAAGGGGGAAAGCATGGACAAGTACGAACTGGAAAACCAAAAGTACGTTGACGAACAACTAGCGCGACTGCCCCATCAACACAGGGACGCGGCACTAGCCAAATACACGCAGGCAATCAAAGATGGTTACGAGGCCATGGTTGTAGGCGGGATGGCCCCACAAATGGCCGAGACACGCTCAGTGGCGGCTGCAAACACACGTCTAAGGGATTATGTGGATGCCAGGTTAAAAACTTTAGGCGGGGCCACTCAGGCGCCGCCGTCTATTAAGTAGGTGAATAGTATGGGAAGAATAATTGACTTTAAAAATGCCAAATCACAATCGGATGACAGTAAAGATCACGCTACGAAAACTGATTACGCAAAGTTTTTAATTGAGTTTGGAGAGGAAAACAAAGATTTTGCGCCCGCACATTTTTGCGTAATTGCTGCTGGGCACAGTATGTGCGGAGGAAGCAGCTCTGATGTTTTTTTTAGTGACAGAGATAAAAATTCACTATACGAGTTCATAGGGATGCTTGAGTCAGTGAAGTCTGAAGCTCTGGCCATGATTATGGAAATAGAATAATAAAGCTTGCGCAATTATTGCAAAAAAGTAAAATAATATCCGCAGTCTAGACATCTGCAAATAATCACGCGGGAGAGCTTTTAGAAGTCTGCCGTGCCGTAAACACAGTCCCCTTACTGCGCGTGGCGGCAGTCTAGCGGCAGACTTCTAAAGGCTTTCTATGAAATACGACGATTTACGAACCATCCAGCAGCAAGCGGTTTCAATGCTGCGCGCAGGATGGAAGCAACACCAAACCCACCTACTCAATATGCCAGCTGGTAGCGGCAAAACAGCCACCGCCAGCTACCTTTGCCAAGCCTTCGCGCAAGCAGGCCAAAAAACCCTGTTCGCTGCGCCTTACGTGACATTGGTTGACCAGACCTACACGCGGTTCAGCCAATACGGCCACACAGACCTCGGCATTATCTGGCAAAAAGACGAGCGCACCGACCCCACGGCCATGGTTCAGATTGCCAGCGCAGATACCCTGATTCGGCGAGCATTCCCCGACGACATAAAAGTTCTGATTGTTGACGAATGCGACCTTAAGCGGAAGGCGATTTTGGAGATCATGAAGACGCCAGGGTTGAAAACCATAGGGCTGACGGCGACGCCTTTTGCTAAATGGCTTGGCACTCACTACCAAAACTTCATTAAACCAGTCACAACCCAGAAGCTTATCAAGGACGGATTATTGACCCCGTTTGATATTAGCGCGCCATTCAGGCCGGATCTAAAGGGCGTCAAGGTGAAGAAAAATTACGCTGGTGATTACGACTATGACGAAGACGCCATTAGTCAAATTATGGGTGACGCTAAAATAGCGGGCAACATACTGGACAACTGGCTGAAGTATGGAGAAAACGAGCCTACTATTGGATTTGCCCCAAACGTATCGACTGCCAACGCATACACAACCCAGTTTAGGTCTGCAGACATAGCCGCAGAGGTGGTGACCGCTGATACACCGATTGAAGAGCGGAAGATCATTTTTAACCGGTTTGCGGACGGCATAGTTAAAGTGATTTGGAACGTGGGTGTGTTGGGCGCCGGTTTCGATTCAGACGTTCGCTGCATAATTTGGGCAAAGCCGACGAAATCAGAACGGACGTGGGTTCAGGGTGTCATGCGGGGTAGCAGGCCAGCAAAAGGCAAGACGAGCTGCAAACTTTTCGATCACAGCGGTACGTATTTCAGATTAGGATGCCCAACACAGATTGAATATTTCGAACTGCACGATGGTAGCGACGGCATGGAAGAGGCGCGCAAGGCCAAACGAGAAAAGCGCGAGAAATCCACAGAAGGCAAAACGTGCACCCAGTGCCAGCG